CCAGTTGTAACAGCACCAGTTGATACTCCAGTTGTAACAGCACCAGTTGTAGAAGCACCAGCAGCACCTGCAGCTTAATTAAATTGATGGAATAGTTGTTCTGCTTCCGGTATTCTAGTCTTTGTACTACGACTACCAAGTACAATAATTATTCTGTCATTTATAGTCATTATTAAACACCCGCCAGCAGGGAATGTCCAACCGGTTTTACTAACCTTAATGTTGTGATTTTTCTCTACTAGCGGGTTTGTGTTTGTGAATGATACCCAACTATCATTGACTAAAATTCTAATTTGGTATTCTCTACTAAACTCCGTGACTTCTTTATATGTCATTGCATCTCTAACCAATGTAATTAAGTCTCTAGCTGTACTCACATCATTCCGGTCTAAACCTGTAGGTTCTACTACAGACGTATTAGTCATACCTAAGAGTTTCGCTTTGTTATTCATGGATGCAATACAAGCGTCATAACCATTTGGATAATTTTCACAAAGAGTTAAAGAAGCCCGATTATCTGACGATACTAAAGCCATCTCCATTAATGATCGTCTAGTAACCTTTTGGTTCTTTCTAGGAAGTTTATCTTTAAGTTTGGTCGATAGTGTTAAGACTTCTGTTAAGTCTTGTTTGGCATCTAACACAGTAAGTACAGTTAGAAGTTTGGTGATACTGGCAATTGGCCTAACTTCATCTATGTTCAATGAATCATATACTTTACCATTTGTGTCTGCTACTACCCATGATTTAGCTGTTAGTGTTTTTGCGTTACAGAGTAATGACAATGATGTAATTAAGATAAATAATAAACGATACAATTAACACCCCATTTTTGATTTGATGAATGAATATTTATGGACACTCTCATAAACTTTTTCTCAATCACCAAATGCGCTTCACCACTAAACTATTAGAATACTTAGAAACAATAGAACATACAGGCAAATTCTTCCTGATGTTTTTTCTTTTTGGTTTGTTTGCTTCTATTGCCGTTTTATTCTTCTTCTGGTGGGCTTTCAAAAGTCGGCTTCTTTGACCTTTCTATATAATCCAGAATCTCTTTCTTACGTAACTCCTGCAACACATATTGATTTGTGTGGTCTTTGAGTCCTGGATATCGTTTCTCTGCATCATATGCAATGCCTGCAAACATACATCCAACAAATAAAATCATAATAAGAAAGAAACCACCAACGTAAGCATCAGCACGAAGCGTTTTCATAAAGCGTTCTTTTCTTCTCGCATCTGCCGCTTCCATCTTCATTCTCTTGGCAATAAGAAGTTTCTCTTGTGCACCAAGTTCTTCCATCATCTTGTTAACATCGGTCCATAGAGCACCGAGTTCTGGTGGACTTTGATATACAACAAGTTCACGCAACTCAACACTCATCTGCTCTAATTTCTTTTTCATTAGAACACGTTGTAACGCACGTTTACCTATACTAGCACCACCTTCATAGATGTGTGTTTTAGCATACTTTTCTTCTTCCTCTAGAATAGTTTTGCACTTGTGAAAAGCATCAAAGAATTCACCAATCTTTTCACCAATTTCGGTATAGATATCATCCGTTTCACCACCCTTTTTATTGAGTTCAACGATTTCATTCTTTTTCTCAATGTAGGCTTTCTTTTGTTCCGGTGTTGGTGGTTTATCCTTATGTGCATTATGGAATTGGTCGTCAATATCCTTGAGGACGCCTTTAACGTCCCCAGCTGCACTTTTAATATCTTTGTAGAGTTGGCAACCTTTTTTTACGGCAGACACAGCCGCATTTGCCATTGCGAATAGCGTAATCGGATCCACGGTTCTATATGACCTTTGTTATTTTCACCTATAATAAAATGATGGTAAAGTTAACAGGAACTGCTTGACAGTTCAGACGAAATCATATATACTAATGTATTATTTATATTGGAGTTATTATGGCAATTAAAGTTTTGAAATTGATTACTGGCGAAGATGTATTAGGAGATGCAGAAACGACACAAGGAGAATGGTATGTTACTAATCCTGTGGCCATCTCAATTGTACGTGGTAAAGATGGAAGTCCTAACGTAGGATTATCACCATTTCCACTACACGCACCACAAACCAAAGATGCAAAGATTGCCATACCACTTACAAGTGTAGTATACTCTTATGTTCCAGCAGAAGATTTTATTACCAATTACAATCAAGTCTTTGGTTCTGGTATCGTTCTTCCTAAAACACCACAAATCATCTACGGTTAATGTCTACATTTTACACTAACGTTCAGTCAGTTGGTGGCCATATTCTATATCGTGGAATTAAAAACGGTAAAAGAGTACAAGCCAAACTAGACTACGAACCATGCCTCTATCTACCATCAAACAAACCAACCACGTTTAAAAATCTTAAAGGTGAATTCCTTAACCAGAAACGCTTTGACTCTATCTATGATGCGAGAGAGTACCTTAAGAAGTTTGAAGACGTAGGTGGGTCCCTGGTGTATGGACAGAATCGTTTTGAGTATGCATACATAGCTGAACATCATCAAGGTATGGTTGATTATGATTTCGATAAAATCTCAGTTGCATTTATAGATATTGAGGTTGGTTCGGAGAATGGTTTCCCTGATCCATACGAAGCAAAAGAACCAATCACAGCTATCTGTCTTACATTCTTAAACGGTGCAACACACGTTTGGGGTTGTGGTGACTATGAAGTACAGGGTGATGAGAAGTATCACAAATGCCGTGATGAATGGACTTTGTGTAGAGAATTCTTGTCATTCTGGCAGGCCAATTATCCTGATGTTTTAACTGGCTGGAATACAGAATTCTTTGATATACCATACATCGTCAATCGTTTCAGACGTATTCTTGGTGAACAAGAGACTAAGAAATTATCCCCGTGGCAGTATCTACCTGAACGTAAAGTCAACAACATGGGTCGCCAAATGATTCATTACTTGATGACAGGTATAGCTTGTTTAGACTATATTGAACTATACAAATGGTATGCACCTGGCGGTAAGTCACAAGAATCCTACAAATTGGATGCTATTGCAAACGTGGAACTTGGTGAACGTAAATTGTCCTATGATGAGTATGATAACTTACACGCATTATATCGATTGAACCACCAAAAGTTTATTGAATATAATATCAAAGACGTACAATTAGTTTTGAGATTAGAAGATAAACTAAAGTTGATTGAGATGGCGGTAACTCTAGCTTATGACACAAAGTCCAATATGGATGATGTGTTTGCACAGACTCGTATGTGGGATGCAATGACTTATTCCTATCTATTGGAAAAGAATATCATTGTACCACCTAGAGTTGTGAGAGAGAAGACGGAGGCCTTCGAAGGCGCATATGTTAAAGATCCACAAGTTGGNNTACACNANTATGTNGCCAGCTTTGACCTAAATTCACTTTACCCNCANCTNATGATGCAGTATTCCATCTCACCAGAAAATCTTGTAGAGAGAAGTTATATTGAAGATAGAAAACAAAAATTAATACAAGAGTTGAAAATCAGAAAGAGGATGAAATGAACGATAAGATTAAACAACTTGCGGGACAAGCGTTGGATCAAGTGGTGCCATATACTTGGACCCGACTCGATTACGAAGAAATACAAAAATTACAAAAAAAGTTCGCCGAGTTGATTATACAGGAATGTATTGACTATTGCGGAGAGAATTTATCTAAAACAGTAGGTGGTGCGTTAAAAATACATTTTGGAGTTAAAGAATAATGTTTCGTAATGTAAAAGAATTAACAACCGAAGAACTTGAAAAAGAACTTCAGGCTATAGAATTGTTTGAACAAGAAATTGGTAAAGTCAATGTTGCGAATATGTTGAACAAATCCGTTGATACTTCTTTCCTTGGTCCAATGAAATGTACTATTACACCGAATGGCCAACTTTTTAGAGTAGACTATCAAGGTTTCTTTCCACAAATGTTGGAAGAAATGTATGAAGACCGTAAGAAGTTTAAGAAATTATATCTTCAGGCTAAGCAAGAATTAGAAAA